AATCACCCGGCCAGCCGTCAACCAACCGACCGGTCAGATGACAATCGCCCGCACCGTTCAATTGACTACCCCCCCCACGCCGCCGCCCGCCAGCAGCAACGTTCTGTGTCGAAGGGGGGGTACCCTGTCGCCGTTGTGTTTATTATAAAATTGTATATCAACCTCCCCCCACCCCTCTTATAATAACGTCGTCATGACAGACCAGCTTATAAGTCAGTTAGTAGATTTCGGCGCCTTGGGTTTATTCTCTGGGTTTTTGGTGTACCAGTTTATTCAGATGCAAAAACGGTTAGATAACCTGGTTGAGCGGTTTCAAGAGCAGGTTAATGCTATCGGTGAAGACTTTGATAAGCGGGTAGAAGATATGCGTGCACGGTATGATGTGGTAATCACCGATATCCGCCGTGACTGCCGTGAGAACGAGGCTCGGTTACAGAACGAGGTTAAGGAGGCGCAGCGAGAGCTGTTGGCCAGGGAGCGCCAATCGTTGGCGAATTTTAAGATAGGTGAGTAAGTTATTTATTATAACGGTGATTATTTGGCTTGGTCTGTTCCTTGTCGCCACTTTTTTAGGGGACACTGAGTAAACGGTATCCTGGCTTTTAGAAAGACCATACAGCCACATTTACTGCAGATGGGTGTGAACTTACTTTTTAGGTGTTCGCATTTTAGGCAGGTATCTATTCTTTGGTCGTAGTTCAAGTATAGTTACTCTAATGGGAATTCTTTCATATTCTATATATTGTCGGAAGTGGGTATTTTCTTACCCAGCTTCTCTGCTTCTCTTTGGGGTAAATCGATAACCCACCGATTCTCTTCTCTTCCAACGCCTACCCAGGGCGCTCTAATGCCTGCTTTTTTTAGTGCAGCGAAGATCCAGTCCATATCTGTGTCAGCGATGAGCGGTCCAGTGGTTACCACCCACCAGTGTCTTGCTTCAAGGGTGCTGACGGTTGTTCCCCAAACCTTGTGAGTGACTTTTGACATGCCAAGGGTTGGGTGAAAGATTGGCTCGGCCTTTTGTTTTAGGCGGACACACCACACTACCTTTCCATCAATACGCTTTTTCTGGTTATCTACCAAGCCCTCTCTCACAAGCTCTCTCATTGCTTCAGTGGTGCGTACCCATCTGCCAAGGTTTCGGCTAATTGGTACCCAGTGAGGTTTGGCGAGTTCGAGGATTTCTTTTTTCAGCTCTTGTTTTTCCATAGTTGCTACTCCTTGTGACAGGGACATCCGCATTTGCGGCATTGTTGAATTTGTTTTGGAATCGTTTCTATCCCGGCTGCACGCCACTTAATCTCCTGACCATCGACCAGGCTACGCCCTGTGCGAATAACGCGGGCAGTGAGCCACATGGTGCGGGAGATAAGGCGCTTCCAGGTCTTGTGAGAGGCATAGCTTTTTCTGATAGTATCCCATAGCTTGTAGTCGGCTTGACTCATCGTTACAACTACCCGCAACTGCTTTACCATCTCTGGCTCGTCGGTAAACGCAAGGTGCATCAGGGCAGGTGCTGTTTGATCAACGGCTGCTTTTATAAGCTCTGGATCGCTGTGATTTACCTTACGTGTCACCCTGCTGCCTCCTGCTTATTTTAAGAAGAATCAAATAACCAATAAGGTCGTTGATGTTCTCTTCCTCAAGTGCCTTAGAGCCACCAGAGAACCGCGTCAGCTTATAGTCGAGCATCACGCGCAGGCGCTCTTCTGCACTTCCTTTGTGGAATACTGCCACCGGATTGAATGCTGAATCGCCATGGTGGCGATGTCTTTGCATGAGCAATTCCCGCAACTCTGACAAGACACTGCTAAGGTGTTTTGAAAAGTTGGGGGAGGCGCTGGCCATTCCGGTGGCAGTGGTATCATTAGAATGGGATGTCATCATCGCTCAAAAAATCTGGAAGAGCTTCGGCCAATGCTTCCTTTGTCTCAATTGGCTTGTGAGCAACAGCGCCTTCTTCCTCGTTTCTCGTGCTGCAACCATTGATGTAAACGTTGTAACTATTATTATCGTCTACTCGTGTTACTTTTTTTACAGCAAGGGTGTGATCTAAAAGGCGGCTGCAGAACGCAGGATCTGGCTCTCCATTGATATCGCAAATCTGAGGGCTTGATTCACCCAGCACTGTCGCCATGTCCGCCGCGAAAAACTCAAAGTTCTTTGAATTCCCCGCTTTGAGATAATGCTTTTTGAAAAGGTATTGCCCCTGGCAATCGCCATCCAAAATCTTCAGATGCCAATTCAAATAAAGCGTACCAGTACTCGCTGTGCCCCAATGCGCCTTGTCAACCATCACAGTGTAGTAACCGTCTGGCGGATCGCGAAATTCTTTTTTCTTTTCTCCCTTTGGCTTTACGTCTGAAAATACAGAAAGCTCACGCTGAATTGCACTCATATCTATCTTGTTCATTTACTCCCCCTGATTGCTTTTTTGAATGTGTTGTAAGTTTCCGCAAGGCGGGTGTCGCCATTTGGTACTTGGAATTTTTCTGGCAGTCTTTCCGTCCTGTCACCAGCTTCATAAGTTGCATGGTTTTTTGTCAGTATAAGCCTTCCGTCCGCATTGCTCGTTGCATACATAACAATATCGCTCATCGCCAATACGGCTTTTCGTGCGCCACCAGGAAGTGTTGGTGTAGTCTTTTTAGAAGTTACGCGCGAGTCAACTTCCCTAACCACCGAGTGCGACACAAGGTACATTCCCATTCCAAGCTCTTGAAAACGACGAAGCACTGTTTTGAATTCGTCGTTGATTGCTCGCCAGCCTTCCCCCCAGCCTAATTTGTCGCCAGAAAGATCCTTATCGGCGCTTTCCCATCCGTTCTTTTTACACACATAGGTGTAGCAGTGGTCATAAGCGACATCAATTGTGTCGAATACAACTGTCTTGAAGCCGTGGTCTTTATGAAGCAAATGCTTGTAGGTGTACTTGATGTACTCCCATCCGCACATTTCTTTCTCGGCTACGTTTCCTTCGTCATCTTTGCCGGAAACAAGTTGCCGCTCTTTTACAGGAACTTGAAACACCTCAAGATGATTTAGCCCCGGCTCTGTCGCAATAAACAAAGCCTTTTCTGCATGGCTGCAAAAGCTCGACTTTCCCCACTTGGGGTCGCCGTAGATAAGCACACTCAAGTCACTCATGTTGACTTTAGGTGGCGTTGGTTTTGTCGGTAACATAGTTGCCTTCTCCTAATTCTTCGTGACGTTCGCGCTTCATGTACATTGAATTGCGAACAATTGGGTTATTTGCGCTGCTGCACAAGTCGTAATAATCGCAAATTCCAAAGAAGCTGCGACATTGTGATTCGTTTTTATACCAGCGGTTTTCCCGTCTGGCTTGTTGCATGTTGTCCTTCAAATCCCAAAGCTGGGTTTTGATTTCACCAAGCATTCCTTTGCCGAAAATAAGCTCCTGGCGATAGAACTCTGTATCTTCTATAAGACGAATAAGAAAGTCGTCATCTGCCTCGTGTCGCTTGCGGCGCCTTTGGCTACGCTTGATGATGTTAAAGACCGCCCTGTTTACCTTTATCCCCTTATATCTGCTGTAGGCATCGCAATAAAGGCGTGTCTGAAAATCGCTCCACAAGGTTTTGATGTAATTCTGAATGGGCACAGCTGTTGTCTTGTGCTCAAAGATTGCAAAAGCACCATCATCGCATTTCACTAGCCCGTCTATCTTTCCGCCGAGAACCATGGTGGTGCTCTTTTTCCCCGTTGCCGGGTTGATTATTGGCACCTCAAACTCATCTTCAAGGGCGATGATTTCCAGCTGCTCATCTTTGTACTTGTCAGCATATGCTATCAGCATTGCGTTGACACGAAGCCAGCGGTCAGGATCGCCCAGGTCATCTTTTTGAGATGCGACGTAACTGACAATATCTGTCATTGACTCGCCGCGATAGAAACGCTCAATGCCTTCATGGAATAAAGTGCCTATCCAAAGGGCATTTCCCTTTGGCCTATCCAACACAAGCTCGTCCACATAACGATGCTTGTATTTCTGACGGCAGTTCCGAAACGCAGAAAGCGCGGTATAAGTAATTTTTTCTTGATGCACGTCGCGCATCTTAAGTGGTTTTTTGGGAGAGGTCAATACGAAAAATTATTTTTTTTCTGAATCGCTTCTGGAGGTAAACGGAAAGCTATCAGCATTCATTGGATGGGGAGCGTTATGAACGGGAAGCTTTCGTTCTTTGAAGCGTCCTGATTCAATTTGTTTCCGCTTATTCATTGTGCCTATGAATGCCTGAGAGCAGCTGTCGCAAATATCTGCTTTTTCAAAAATGACTTGCGTTTGCATCGCGAAGCCAATTGCTGACCACCCAGGTGGCTGGCTTGTAGAGAAAACCTCTCTCTTGCAGTTGTCGCAGCAATACCGTGTGATGTTTTGCTGGCTCATTTTTCTCGGCTTTCGTACCACTCGCCGATAAAGTCGAGCATGTCTTCCATCGATAGTGTGAATAAAACGGGTTGCCCCCTGCCATTTGCGCGAGTAATGGCACATGGAATTTTACCTTCAGGACAGGCAGCAACTGCCTGCTCATAGGCACGGCGAATATTGGGCTGCTTTGTCCGCTTGCACTCAGGGGCGAAGACGGGCATTTGCAAATCAGCAACCTTATCCTCCTCGCCACCGCGAGTTTGAATCCCCCGCTTAATAGTGCAGTTGGGCATAACGTCCCTGAACTTTCGGGCACACTCTCGTTCAAAGTCATGACCTTTTTTCCTGTTGTATGCACCACTAGGCATGAGAAACCTCCTTGAAATAGTCAAATATGGGTTGCCCATCAACACTCCTTTTCTGCAGCTCTTGCAATATACCCTGTAAAACCTTTGTTCTGTGGGCCTGACTGCCCGATAACCTGTTTAGGTAGGGTAATGGGTCTTTGGATATTAAAGTGAGCTGAGAGGCGGCTTTCTGTCGGTTTCTTTCCTTCTCATGCTCTGGAATGCTCGCTGGTTGATTTGCCACTCGGGAAGAGCGCCACTGCTTTGCGCGGCTTAGAAGAGCATCCAGCCTTCGCCGAGGGTCTTCGCCTTGTCTGCCAAAAACAAGCGCAGGGTAGATGAATAAATCATCACTGCCCTTGTACCTGCACCTTGGATTGGTGGCAGCAAAGTCGATAATCATTTTCATCTCCGAGTCGTTCACCAGGCCAACGCATGCCATTACCGTAAGCTTGTAGGTGTCCCAGTGTTTTTTATGCCAGCCCTTCGTGGTTCTTGCGCCAACTTCATTATAGTAATCGAAGTACTGCTTGGCTTTTGTTGCTTTACCTGGATTCCAAACTTCCGCCATTAAGCGACTAACAACGGAAGGGGAAGGTGTCTCGCGCGCGTTAAGATCTTCCTCTTCTTTGTTTAAGTTAATACTAGTTAAGTTAATATTCTTCTTACGCCCGCGTGTGTGCGCGCGAGGGGGAAAGTCTCCATGAGGACTCACTGAGTGTTCGGTTGAAGTGTCAGCATTCTCCGGTTGGAGTAAGTGTTGTGCATCGCTAAAAAGCTGATCAACCTCAAGGTCCGAGCATGCAACCAGTGAGTCCTCTTTTTGTTCTGGGTTTCGCTTCTTGCTTTTCCTGTTAACGACCTGCTGCTCTACAAAAATAGGCATGTAGCCATAGTGCTTACCCTCGTGAGCAAACAGCTTTAATTGGGAGTCATTCACCAGTGGCTGCAGCACTTGGCGCACATCCACGTTGTAACCTGGGAAAACAAGAGCGTGTAAAGACGTTGGGTCTATTTCGACAACCCCATAGTCATCCGACTCATTCCATAGTGCAATGAAAAGCAATCGGCTATCAGTGGGCCATTTAGATGTAGTTGTATCCTTCCAAAAGGAAGGCTGTATTGTTCTTTGACGTGCCATAAAACCTCACATAGTTGTGAAGCTATAAAGACACACTCACTGAGTGTTTGTCAACTTAGAATCTTTTTGTGTAGGTTCCCATAAACCGGGACGATTTAGGATCATCAATATTGTAGCTGCCTTCAGCCTCTACCGACCCTGCGTCGCCCATGTCATACCCAAGGCTTCCAGACACTGATCGTTCCCCTTCTGGCAAGCGGGCTTCAACTGACGCGGATAAGTTAGAACCCTTGTATGCTGCACCAGCGCCGCTTGGCTCTTTGCCAGCAATGGACAGCCATAGGCGAAGTTCTTGCGGGGATATGCCCAGATTGTTTGCAATTACCTCGAATTGCTTTTCGCGTTGACCAAGCGTTAGCTTGCCAGCAAGATTGTGCCCTCCGATATCGCCCCGGATCCCTGCAGTGTACTCGTTAGAGGGGCTTTTTGACACAAAAGCAGGGAAGCTCTCTCCAACCTGTTGCATTTTTGCGCCAGCCATTTCAAGCGGCGTTCTTGCGTCCGGGGGTTTTTCTAAGTCCACTCCCAGCCCAGGCGATGGGCTTTTTCTTAGCAACGACAGAATCGCCGCTCGCCGTGGGTTGGACTCCTTTGGGCTAGCCACCTTGTTCTCGCTTATCTACAATAGTTATCTCGTTAGCTTCAAGTTGCACGAGTTGTAAATTTTCAATTACCTCTATCCAGGCGTGGTACAGGCCTTTTTCAATCAATTCAGTTAGAGCGGCTACCCAGCTGTCTTGAATGTAACTTGGTAGGTGGTGCTTCGCTTGTTCTTCTGTAACAGAGATAAGCTGTGCAATAACTTCTTTCGGTGTCACTTGTTCACCTTTTTGCCTATCAGCTCGGCTTTGAGCACACCATCACATTTGATAAGCACCTTCCCTGCTGGAGGCGATGTAAGCTCTGGGTGTTTTACGATTTCAATTGCTACTTTTTCGCATAAGCTTGGTCCGCACTGGATTGTTCCCAGTGGTAGCAAGCAAAGCATAACAACAGGTAAGGCGCGGCGGAGGCCGTATGTAAGAGAAACGCCAAGCAGTGAGCATAAACTCGTAAACAATTCATCGCTGATTTCATAACCTGTGTACACCGGCAGCACTGCCTTTACGATTACTAAGATGCCCAGAGCTACGGCAGACTGCATTGTTAGACTCTTGGTCATTGGTTTTTTTTCTGGTGCTGTTTTTTTCTTTGTCATTTGCTTAGTACCTTGTCCATTTTTGCATCCAGCTTTTCTAGCAGCTTAGTGTTAGCAGCTTGCTGGGTTTCAATTCTTCCAAGTTTGCTGTCAATTGAGGATGTCTTTTCTTCTAGCTTGACGATTCTGGCGTCTTGCTTTTCGTCTGCCTTTTCCAGTCGAATTACGCTATCTGCATTGCTTAGTATGCTGTGGTTTGCATTGAACAAAACCCCAATTACTATAACCCCTGCCGAGCCAATTATTGTTATAACTTTAAACCAATCAGATTTCGTCATGATATCCTTAATCCTTTGAGGGATGATTCTCTCATGCGATTGATATCACACTTTCCCTTGACTCCCGGCACTGTTCCGCTTCCAGTCCATTGCCATACATCCCAAGCTTCCCAAGGGAACATGTTCTTGCGTGGCTCTTTCGTTGACTCAGATCGATACTCTGCCCACCACAATGGAAACTTTGCTAGCTCGTCAAGTAGCGCCTGGTCGGCGCGAACAATCCTGCTTTGCGTTGCCCATCTGGCGGTGTAGATAATCGGCGTGCAGCCAAGCTCTTTGCCCACCACTTCACACCATTTGAGTGACCACTCGACATTGTAGTTGTGGTTCTCTGCTCCCTTGATTAGCCCTGACTCAAGGTCTAACGCGGGAACAAGATCATCGGGTTGCGGGGTTCCATAGCAGCTTAAGAAATTGTTCGCTTCTTTTACAGCATCCTTCAACCCGATGTTCCTGTACGTTTTAGGCAATGCGTAATGGTATCCACCAACGGGAATGCCAAAGGCGCGGGCACCGTCCATCCGGGCTTGTCGCCCTTTGTTCTTGTGAGTAGTGCCTTCAGAGCATTTTACCCACGCAAACCGGTGCCCGGCCCCAGCAACTTTCTCCCAATCCACCACACCCTGATAAGAGGACACATCAATGCCCGAGGTGATAACGCTTGGCTCTGGTGCTGGCCGGAGCCTTTCGTATGCCGCTCTTGCGACAGACAAGTCTCCATGCTCTAGCCACATAAAGCGAGCGGCTGCTGCGATTGTCTTTGGGCCAAGAAGGCCATCAATCATCCCTGGCTCATGGCCAAGGGCAAGCAGTGCCGTTTGAAGGCGTATAACCTCTTCGTCTTCCAACCTAAGCTTCCTCTATTAGTGCCAATACATCTGCTTTTGTTGAACGGCTTGGAACATCAAGGCCCAGTGATTTGGCTGCAGCGAGAAGCTCTGCTTTTGTGTTGTCCAAGCTAACGGCAGGTTTTTTCTTTTTTGCTTTTTTCTTTGGTGTTGCAGCGACAACCGGTTTTGGCGCCGGAAGCTCAACAGGAAAAGAATGATGTTTCATGGTTTACTCCTCTACTAATATATCTGAGAACTCATGCGCTTGTGCTTCGGCTAATGTCATTGTTCCTTCCAGGATGTCCGATTCAGCTTGAGCCAACACGGGCAAGTCATCAGGGTTCTGCACAACGTGTTCCCAGATTGCCGCCGCTAAGTATTGCGGTTCCTTTATCTGTGCCACTACAGCCCCCTTCTAACATCAATTGGCGTGCCCGAATTATAAAGCACTGCCACTTGGGTTGCGGTCAGCCCTGTTCCGTTCCAAATCGCCGTATGGTCAACGCCGCCTGATGGGTAAACTTGAGTGTCGGAAGAGTTTGACAGGTATATATCAACTGAATTTGTTATTGTGCTATTGCTGTCAAGCGAGTCAATGCCACTATGCACAGCTAGCTTTGAGTTGCCTGTAGTGTGAAGAGCGCCATCAATCCAGATTGACAAAGAGCTTGCACCTTGTGAGGTTGTCCCATCCCATGAAACCACAACGTGATGCCAGTTGCCGTCTTTGATATTTGTGCTTGTGCCAGTGCCCTTGACGTGTAGTGCTTCGCTTGAATATGCATCAACAATATAACAATCAATTACGCCGTTTAGAAAATACAGAGCAAAGCCTCGATAGGCACTACCGCTGCCCGCTCGCTTGACTAGGCAACCAGCATAGGTATTAGAAAGCGTTGCAGTGTAAGTTGAAAACGCCCATTCACCATCAACGGGCCAGTCAAGATCATTATGATCGTCAATTTTTATGGCCTCACCAGTTCCCGTTGCAATAGCGTAGGTGCCTGCTGCCGTACTTGCTGTGTACCACTCGGCAGCGCCAACAAACTCAGCATCGTGCGCCGTTGTTCCTAAAGAAAGATCGGCGCTCGTGGTGCCGCTGCCATCTTCAAACATGCTGAAAAACTTTGGTGGTGGCGACAAGTCAGTGCCGTTAATCCCTGAAAGAGTCTGCTTTTCTGAGCCGTTCCAAGATTTTAATTTATAAGTGTCAATCCCGTTCCAACTAATAAGCGGAGTTCCCATTAGGCCACCACGCCATAGTCATTCGATGGATTGAAGTAGAACAAGATGTGGTTGCTACCGTCTTTTTGGACGCAGTGCCCGACTACCCTTTGAATGTTTCCCGATGCTGTGGGCTTGTCGAAATCAATTTTGCCTGTGACGCTCTCTGACATGTAAGCCGTCTTGCCTACTGCCGCCGTGCCTACATAACCGCCTGAATCAAGCCGGACAAGCCCACGCAAGAGCATAGAGCCGCCGTTGGCCGCTGCGTTGGTATTCAGTGCGATGGCTAGTAGGTCCCCGGCGCCTTCGTCGGCATCTACTGCGCTCGTTTGGTGCCACTCGGGGTGGTCGCTTAGGTAATACATCAAACCGACTGTCAGCGCATCGCCGCCGGTCGTTGTGAGATAGCCTATTTTTTCCCCGGTTGCGTCACCTGCGTGAGCGTAAATAGACGGCAGCGACGTTGCAGAGGTGCCGATGTTGTTCTCGTTTGATGGAAATCCGCTGGTCGTCACATGGCCATCGGCTACGATCGACAGGTGGCCGTCTTCGTCACTTTGGGCATAGATGCCGGTATCTCTAAATTCAATCTTTCCTGCTGCGGCAATGCTGAGATCGGTACCGTCGAACTCAAGATTAGCCTCACCGTTCAATGCGTCGCTGCTGCTAAATGTCGCAATGCGATTGTTGCTACCATTTGCAACAGCTGATACAGCGCCACCGCCACCGCCACCACTGGCAGAAATTTCAATTGAGCCGTCGCCATTTGTAATGGTGACGTTGCTGCCTGCGGTTAGTGTTGCCGCTGCTGGGCCGGATGCGCCGCCGATCACGATTTCACCGCTGCCGGTAAGCGGTAACGAAGTCAATGTATCTGTGCCGCTGTCCTGCGATATCATCACAGATTTATCTGTCAGAGAAGTTGCACCGGTTCCGCCGTGGTCAACAGGTAAAGTCCCCGTTACCTCGTCACTCAAATCAACGCCGCCGCTTTTGATAGTGACTGCGCCAGATGAGACATCGAAATTGTCAGAGCTAAATGAAGCAATACCCTTGTTACTGGTTGTAGCCTCTTCACCTGCAATGGTTATTGTTGTGGATGATCCCGAAGTATCAATGCCTTCGCCGCCCGCAATCGTAAACCCCGCAGAGCCACTTGCAACGCTGAGTGCGCCGCCGCTGTCGCCGGTTAGTGACACAGCAGTAATATCACCGCCACCGCCTGCAACCGAATCAACATACGTCTTGATGGCTTTAGCCGATGCAAGAGTGTCGTCAGAGCTTGATACACTGCTAATGTCTGTGTCTATTGAAGTAATACCCGTGGCACCGTCAAAAGACAAAGCGCCAGAAATGTCAATACCACCACTAACGGTCCCGTCTGAAAGATTCTCTGCCGCTTCGGAACCGGCACTAGAGATAAAGTTCCTGTTTACACTGCGTCTTGACATTGGTTAGCCCCTTAGTGTTCTTGTTGGGTTTCCAGCTGCAGCCGCTAGCGCAGTAGGGTAGCCACTTCCCGTGTCGGTATCGCCTGAGTTTTCCATGAACGTTTTTACTTTTACGGTCATGTTTAGTGCGCCAGTAACCTCGGTGTAGGTAAGCTTTACGGCTGGACCCTTCCAGCTAAACTGGAGAACTTGATCTGCGTTCAACAGAAAAGCGCCGCCTGCGCCGGAACCACCCGGAAGTACGATAGTCTCGTCGTCTTCGTCAACGCCCTCGATGAGCATCAAGTCCCCTGCCGCTGCGGTCTGGCCAGCTGCCGGATGAAACTGAATCTGTATTACGTCGTATGCTGCTGGTAGGCGCAGCGTCGCTTTGTCACCGTTTGCCGTAAAAGCAACTTTATGTTTGAAAGTATTAACACCCATTAGTTTACTCCAGCTCTTTTCTTTATAGCTCTTCTCTGACTACTTCTTATACCTCTTAATTTCATCTCATACCATGTGGTTTTTCTCTTCTTGTTCTTATCAAGTGTATGCCATGTCTCAAGGTAAGCGTCAGGCTTTTGATATTGAAGGTAGTCTCTCACAAATTCTGCTGCTTCTTTGTGGCGACCAAGTTTGGTTAGGTTTTTAATAATTTTATTGTAAACCGTTATCCTGGCCTCCCCTTTCCAGCCTTCTGTTCTTTTTTGAGCTTCAATAAATTCAAGCACATCTGAGTACTTTCCAAAATCAGAAAGCTTCCCTTTTCTATTCAGGGTTGTTGCCATGGTTTTGTTTAGCATGTTGTTCAGTGTTTTTAGTGTAGCATCGTTAGCTGCTTTTACGGCAGCGGGACTGCTCGATGGGTCAAGGCCCATTCTATGATCTTGTGCCCGGATTGAGATTTTTGCAAAACGGGCGTGCCGTGCGCTGTTACGCGCATCCCAGGCGGCCTTGACTTCATCGTCAATGGTGTTTTGTTTCATTGCGGCCAAGCCTTTGGGGTCTTCCGCTATCTTTTCAAGGAACCCCCTGAGCTGGTCTGGGGTTTTTATAAACCTGTGAGTATCGTTTACAAAAGATTTGATTGCCCGCTCATAGACGGCTTTAGGCCCTTTTCGTTCGATTGATATGTTTTCAAACTTCTCCTCTTCTTTCTTTAGGCCCGCCCGCTCTATGGGGTCATATGTCGCAACCCGTTGCCCTGTGAAGTAATACAAAAGAGCTTCTGCAGGAGATTCTGCAGTCAGTCTTCCGCGCCTCGGCCTGCCGATCTCATTGTTTGAAAAGAAGCGAAACCCAGAGTCTTTTACTCGGTTCCAGGCGTACCCGCCGGGGACGATGGACGGTAAGGCAGTTTGCCACGCCCATTGGCTTTTTGCGGCATCGGTTGTTGGGTCAGCCGGATCATAGTACCTATTAAACTTAATGTCGCGGTTACCAAGCCAAAGATATAAGCCAGCAGCGTATGGGCTTTCACTTGCAAACGCTCGGGTAGCGTGCGCCCGGCTAAAGCCTTCTTCGCCTTTTTCTGGGAAAAATCTTGAGCCAATAGCAATTCGCTGCCAGTTCCAATATCGCTCTTGACCAAGAGCGTCCTGCCCAAGCGTTGGGAATAGCTTTCTTATTCCAGCCATTCGATTGACATCATAGCGGGGTAAGTTGCTTTGGTATTCGTCCCACCTTTCTTCTGTCATTTCGCTTGCCGCAAAATTTATATCTGTCATTGACTCATACAAGTCTACCCAGATGTTTGCTCGAACTGGGTTATCGCGGATCCATTTTGTTACCTGCGGTATCATGGCCGCATCAAACGCAAGGAATGGTTTTCCGATCATGGATGTCGCCATTATGCGGAACATTGGTGCAATGGATTCGTATGCCGCAAAGGCTTTTCTGGATACCTGTGCCGCTTCTACGCTGCCCATTCCTTTGGCTGTGTTTTTTAGGTAAAGCGCATAACGAAAGAAGTCGTCGCCCGCTTGATAAAATAAACCAGGGTAATCAATGATGAGATCTTTCAGGGCCTGCGCTTTTTTTGGAATGGCTTTTTTTACTATACTCCAGGTTTTTTCGTTGCCTGGGTCAGCTGTCATTTCAAATATTTTAATGAAGGTATCCATGGCGTTTTTGCTTTGGCCGGAAATACCTGTGTAAAGCGCCCCGTATGCCTTCTTGGTGTCGGCCACCATTTCTAGTTTGTTAATCTGTGCAGTCGGCCCTCTGCCTTGGTCAATAACAAACTGCTGGTAGCTTTTGCTGCTTCCGCCTGTCCAGAATTCTTTGGCAGCTTGCCCGAAAAACTTAGCGTCATTTGGATTCAAGGGAGAAAGGCCTGCCATTGGACCAAGGACAAGGGTGTTGGTTAGCGCATTTGTTACATGCGAACCAATAGACATTGCGGTCTTCATTCCCTTCCAAAGAGAAAGCACTTGGACGGGGAGCCTTTTTGACCAATCCATCATCTGGCCAGTTCCCTTGAGATCCCAGTATACGTCTGGGTGAAGATAAAATCTTTCTGGCAACGAGTTGCCATATTTTTTTACCTTCATTGTGCCATCAACGTCTGTGTTTTTTACTAGCACCCATCCAGGCTTTTCTACGTGAGACATAATGTCTGGCGAATTGGCAATTCGCTTCCACATCCTTGCTGTTGCAATGTCTCTTTTTTGGCGAAGAATGCCGATCATTGCTGTTGAGTACAGGTCGGCTGCCATCCCGTATTTATCTATTCTGTCTTCAATTGGAATTGTCGCTTTGCCCGTTTCTGGGTCAGGCACTGCTAACTTTCTTTGTCGAAGCGACTCACCGCCTATTCCCTCAAGGGTCTGACCACCGCCAGTTGTTCGTTGCGCTTCACGGATTTTATAATCCACCGTTTTGCGCTCGAGGTCATTTTTCATCTGCTTTTCTAGACGTTCTATTTCCTTGGCAGGTGCCCCTGTTTTTTTTGCATCGGCAATCTCTGCCCCCCATTTTTCTTTTACTCTTTTTTCAAGCGCTTCTAGCCTTGCTTCAAATGGGTAAACGTTTGGCGCCCAGATTTCATGCAGCCCAGGTAAATCTTTGAGAAGGCCCAGCTCTATAGACTCAATGGTCGTTTGTCTCGAAAGGTCTATGATTTCAAGGTAGTGGTTTGCAGTAACTGTCCAGTCTTTCCATACGTCCGGTGAGTCTTCATTTGCTACAAACCGAACTCTCTCTATCCCGCCAATTTCGTCAATTTCTCTTGTAACGTGTTCAGTAAGGTCGGCATGTTCATAATGCAATGCCTGCGATACGGTGGTTACCCTTTTATTTCTTCGCTCTGGGTTTGCAACATCCCTGACTAAAATGCGCTGACCTTCTTGTAAGTGTATTTTAGATGGGTTTGCAATTACTTCTTTCAGTTCGGCATCAATGCGCTTCTTTCGATCTCGAAGGCGTTTGCCAAGATCCCCTTGGTCGGCGATGTTTTCAACAATATCCTGAAGCAGGGAATAGTGCTTATGTATGTCTTTATCAGGAAGCTCGTCAATGGCAACTATCAGTCTACTTGTAATTTCTTCATTCAGTTTGGGATCAATGTCCTTCTTTTGATCTCGAAGGCGTTTGCCAAGCTCTGATAGCTGCTTGTGTATGTCATCTGCAGTGCGTGTATCCCAACTGAAGCCAGGATCAAGACCCAGCTTGTTTTTTGAAACAATAGTCTTAACTGTGGTTTTGTACTTGCTCGCCAAATCTTGAATAAATTTTTCAGGGTTATTTGCGCCCTCGCTGGTTACGACAACAACTTCATTGTCTGATATTTCCTTCAAGGCTGTTCTTATTTTAAATGACGCCTCGTGGATTTCACCTTCTGCTTCACGAGCAAAGGCGTTGTACAAAGCAAGCGGTACAGAGTCTGTTCTCGTTGGACTTCTAAGCCAATATCTTGACGCAAGTAAAAGCTCATGTGCCGCTTGTTTGCTGAGTAGTTTACTGCCTTCAATCGTGCCTTTTGTTACCGTACTCAAGGCGCCTTCATATGTTGTGCCGTACCTGTCAATAAGCCAGTTCTTCATTCTGTTGCCTGCGCCAATGAACCCAACTGGGTCAAAGGCGTAATGAAGAAGTCTGCTGGCTTGGGCAACACCTTCCCAGTGAACCGCCGCATCAAGAAGCCTGTTCTGCTCAGGGGTAAGTTTGGTCGATCTTTTTACTTTTAGTCTTCTAACGGCAGAGGCTTGTACGGCGGACTGCTCGGCCTTCAATGCCTCTAATCTTTTGGTTATTTCATCTGCTGTGTTAGCAAGACCGGCCCTTAGCTTTTCCTCTACATCAGATGCTGACTCAATTGTAGTGCGGACGGTACCAGGGATCGGTTCACCCTTTAAGTCTTCTAGTATTGGGAGGGGGGTCACATCATCAGGGCTGCGCTTAATTGAGTCTTTGATTCTATTCTCAATCGACTCTTTCATAAGCTGTTTGATGTTGTTGGCCGCAGCTTTTGCTTTTAGGACTGCTGCTTTTCCGGCCTGTTTCTGTTTGGCGGATTCGATGTTTCTCAGCTCTTGCGCTGCCGCTTCTCCTTTTTTATCTAGTCTATCAATTGCCCTTTTTATTTTTTCTGCTTGCCCTCGCATCAGCGGGCTATAGGGTCCAGATAAAGCCCTCAACCGATCTAAGTCAGCAATGTCATCAAGGGTCCAGCCCTTTGCCAAAAGGTCAACATACTGCATTTCGCCAGATGCTAATCTCTCTGCAATGTTTTTTATTTTTTCATGGCCAGCAAGCCGCAGGTTTGACTGGAGCTGGTTTCGTTCTTTTGCTATTTCCTGAGCCTTCATTTTCAGCGGGCTAGGAAGATTGTCTCCTCCTGCGATCAAGCCCTCTTCTTTCAGGGTCTTTGGTCGTTCCTTTAGGCGAGCATCTAGCTTCAGTTCTAAGTTGGCGCCCAACTCGCCATTATCTAGTGATCGATACTTATTTCTAATCCTTCTTTGATACCTGTATAAAATCTCTACAGGCACGGACTCAAGCTTTCCTTTAGTAATAAGATCTATCGCTTTGTCGTTTAGCTCACCAGTCGCAGTGGTGTACTCCCCTAGCTCGTCTGACCTTCTTTTTGATATGGACTCAAGGGCTTGCTTAATGCCAATGTCAGGATCTCTGCCTGGGCTAGGTGGTTCTGTCTTTTTCAATCCCGCAATGGCTTCACGTGCTAAAGCGTCTGCAGACTTAGTTTTATTTTTTGACACAAAACGGTCATGAATAGACTGTCTTTCAACAGCAGACACAGCAGCCCGTTCTGTTTTTGCCGCATCCTCTATAATGTCTAGCGTTTGTCTTGCTTCGTTAAGGTATCTGCCTTCAGCCTCTATGGCATCGCTTAACTCTTTGGTTAGGTCATCATATGTTCCATGTAGACCCTGAAGCTCGCTGGGCAGGTTTGATACTTCACCCTCGCGTTTTCCTCCCAATCGCATCTCTTGAGAGCCAACGATTTCATCTGTAGCCGTAAATAGCGCAGACTGCTCTTGGGCTTTTTGGGCAAGCAAATCGGCGGCAACAGACTTTCGTCGCAATGAATCTAATTCGGCCTTTGTGTTAGCAACAGCTTCTTGCAGTCTTGCAATTTGTGCTTCATCAACCACACCCATTGATTCGTACAACGAAGACTCAGCAATAAATGATGCTCGCCTATTGATTTGTCCAGCTCTTTTTAGCTCGGCCTCGGCTTTTGCCAGCTTAGACTCAAGCTCGCTAACCTCATTCCTTATCCTACTTGCCTCATTGGCAGACTTTGAAGCTCGGCTTGCGCTTTGCCCTTGGCGCCCGGTCTGTGCAGCTTGGTTTTCGTTGATTATAATATTATTAGCAGCCTGCTGTATCCTGGATGCTGAGTTGCTTGCGCCAGAAGCGTGCTCTGCTTTTCTTAATAATTGACTTGCCCTGGCAGTGGCAGCAGTCGAAACACCACCCCAAAGAAGACCAACGTCTGCAATTGCCGAGATAAGGCCCGTTTCAACAAACTTGTCAATGTCGCCCTTTGCAAGCATTGCCAAGTGTTCGCCCGTGAATGCCGCAGTTTCTCCAACAAGGTAGTGGGCAGAGGTTCCAGCGACTTGTTCTAATCGACGACCAGAGCCTACCCACATTACTCCAGACACAACTGCAGGGATAATGCTTACAAGCCCTTCCATTTCTGCGAGAGTGTTGTCCCAAAACCGATCTGCGCTAAACTCATCCCACTCTTCTTCTTCCCAATGCCCTTTGGGGTTTTTCTTTCGGTGCTCGGCCAAAACATCCATGGCCTGCTCTAATGGCATGACCTCTTCTTTGCCATTTGCAAAAGTAACTTGAGCCATCTTTTGTGGCATCGGAAGCCCAGTAACATCAGAAGAGGTGTGAATAGGCTCCACAACAGGCGCTTGCTCTGATAAGTCACCACCAAGCACCCGACTGCTGTCACCAACAATGTGCGCTCTGTTTGCAGCGTAGGCGGCAAGATTGCCCCATTCGTTTTTTGTTATCTGGTCGTCACCAAATGCAGTTCTTGTGTTTGGTTCGTACTGTGCGCGCTTCAGAAGCTCTTCTTCTGTGGGTATCCTGAAATCAACGTAGTCCCCGAGGGTTACTTTGTCTATGCCAAGCCGTTGGCGCCTTGCCTCCCTTCTTTCTTGCAATGACTGCGGCCTTCCGGGGGTTTCTGAAAGAGTCGGAAGCATGCTTTGTAAAAAGTCAGGGGCTTCATAAATAAGGTTGATGAGGTTAAACCCAGTTCCGCCTGCCTTGGCAATCATGTTTAGCTGGCGTTGTGCAACCCGCTGGATTGTGGTTGGGTTTACGCCAACGGCCTTCCACGCCCCAGCTGTGTCCTTTGCCAACCGAAGGCCTGCTTGATAAAAGGGCAACGCCGCGAAAACTGCAACATCTCCAACCTTTTCAATCAAACTTTCGGACTCTGCCAGCTGACCGGCAAGGCTGTAAGGCTCTTGCTTGACCAAGCCGTGGCGCTCACGGACATCGACACTTGCGTCTATGCCGGGCGTTCCGGGTGTTGTTTCTTGGACTACGCCTGCAGCTGTTTTCCTGGTTGTTTTTACTGGGTCTGTTGCCGCATCAATTACCCGTGCGTCTTTGTCATAAAGTGACGGCAGTGCTTTTTTTAGTCCAGAAGACTCAGCCTGTCGCCGCGCTGCATAGTCGGCCCAAGTCTCGTCTGGCTGTTTTATAAACTTGTAAGCCTCTGTATAGGGCATTCTTCTGACGGTTTTATCTGGAAAGGTTACGTCTGCTTCTCCAGTTTGCCGACCAAAGCTACGGTAAATCCTGCCAACTCTTTTGACGGTGGGGATCTTGTCTTGCCAGTGTTTTTTGGCAATCTCTTCTTCTTTAGCAACGTTCTCTGGCTTCCAGAACCCTTGCTCTGTTAGCCAGCCACCGTCCAAGACTGTGGGCTTTTCCGGGGCTTCAGGCTGGCCGGGCGGGGGTTCGACTGGAGATATCTTAAAACCTTCTGCAAGAGCGTCCTCGGCAAGGCCATCTTTCCCCGCTTCAATCGCAGTGGTGGAGTCGTCACCAAGTAAATTGGCCAGCTCTAGGATTTCATCGTATGAATCCCGTTTTTCTCTACCGTATGATGTTGGCTTAAAAAACTTACCAGATGAAAAAGGGTTCTGGTATTCGTCATCTCGGCCACGGCGCCTACCCCTGCTCATTACTTAGTTCCACCCATGCCGTACTCGCCCCTAAGTCTCTCCAAGCGAAGCGCCGCAATGCTGTTTGCTTCTTTTGCCCAAACCTCGGTCGCTGCTGCGTGTTCAGCATTGCTAGCATATAGCGGATTGCCGTCGGCGTCCTTGTCTCCTCTTCTTGGTTTTTTTCCGGCTTTTGTTAGTGCCCACTGGTTCGCCATCCGCTCAAGTTTTTTTGTAACGTATCCACGGGTTGGTAAGAAAGTAATGTTTAGTTTCTCTTTCCACTTTTGTCGTTGTAGTTTGGTTCCATCCTTTGGCTCCGAATACCGCTTGGCGCCAGACCTGTTTGCAATCCCACTCAACATGCCCCTTCGCTCGCTTTTGAGAGCCTGAGCAAGGTCGCCAGAGTCCTTAATAACCCTGCCCAAAAGCGCCCTACTCGTCGCTTCAATATCTGCCATGACCTCGCCTTTTTTTGCTGCCTTTCTGGCCTTTAGCTCAACAGAATAAAGCAGGCGGATTCTGTTCTTTTCGTCAACTGTTGCTGAATCTTGCAGCGTCTTCTTGCTAAAAATCCTTCTTCTTTTTTTGCCCTTTTCGCTTACCTCTTGCCCCGCATAAAGAGTCCACATGCCGCCGCCGCCGCCGCCGCCGCTTTTGTTTCTTTTTTTCTTTGGCTCCGTGGCGTCTGGCACATCGAACGCAAGAACTGTTTCCGGTAAAGTGGCATAGGTTTTTTCCGCGCCTTGATCAACTTTCGCTTGCTCGCTTACTGGCCTTCTGGCCTTGTTTGTTGATTGAAATCTAAGCTGTAGTTCAGCCGCTCTCATTTTGTTATCAAGGACTTGTTGACTGGTAAGCTGCTTTGCCTGTGCGGCTAGTCTCGCTCTGTCTTGTGGACTGGGGCCACCCACAAGCTCAACATCACCCAGAGGGATGCCAGCAAGTTGTGCTCGTTTAATTCTGCTTAGGTTTTCGGTGGAGTCTGCAAGCCGCTGTGCTCTAATAAATGAAGCTTCCGTGCGGAATTCCTTAGTCTTTGCGCGGTCCTCCTTGGCTACGGCCCGACCCTCCTGACGCTTGGCACGGAACTCGTCTTCGGCCCCCTTGGCCAGGCCCATTACGCCAGGCAAGCTATAGGTTTGAGCGTCCCTAGCTCGCTGCTCCATTACAGGCTTTAGAAAGGACTCTCTTTCCCGGCGAGCTGCTTCTTCTTTATTTGCCCGCACCATTTCATCAATTCGTCGCTTTTCAGTCTCGGCCTGCTGCAGCTTTGATTTTTTGTTCGCTATTCGATCTAAAATGTTTCCAAATACGGCCATGAAAGCCCCCTATGCTGCGTTAGTTTAGGTTAGTTCTGCATTTAACCGGGCAGTCCCGACCCTGTGTCGGCTCCCGACCCAGAAAGGGAACTCTCCCAGTGCCTCTTAGGTGGCAATATTTTCCCCTCTTCATCCAGCCGTGGCGCGTCGCTTCCAGGCTCTACATATGCAAGGGTGTCGCCCTTGGTTAGCTTTATAGACATCAACTTTTCAAGAACACAGGCAAGATTGCTGCCGCAGTCTCTCAGCTCCTGACTTAGCTTTTCGTAATCTTTCGGGGTAAAGCCATTGGCACCAAGTAGCTCGTTCAATGCCTCTGGCCCTTGCATTGCCGCATCAATAACAGCCTGCTGTTCCATAAGATTCTGGGCACGCATGTTGTTTGCATATCCACCAATAGTATTTAAGTACTGCGCTTCTGCTTGCATGTTAGCCCTCAGAAGGTCAACTCGCATGTCTGCCTCTGCGTTCCCAATGTCTCTTGCCGCTTCCATTTCCATTGCCGCCAGTGCCATTTGGCCCGCGCCGGTCCCCATCAGGCCAGTCTGGGCCAGCTCTATTTTTCTTTCATACATTCTGCGCCTGGCCTGATCCCACTGGGCTTTCCTGAACCTCTCAACCCTGTCCTCAATGTCCTCATCTGATAAAACGCCTGCGCCCTCCATCATCTTTTTAGCAACAAGACCCACAATGTCTTCAGGGTCTGCTTCTGTTGTTAGCCCATCAGAAGTCATTGTTTGGTAAACTGGGTTTTTACCTGTGAACTGCTTATCGGACTTCTCTTGTGAAGCATCAGGGTCATAGTGTGGGACTTCGGTGGGCGTATGCACTTCACTGGCGTCTACCGGCTCTTCTGCCCCTTCAACCTGTAGCATGTAAGGTGACATAGGGGCTTGCGCTGCCATTGGATTGTACTGCATGCCAACCCCGGCAACGGGAGTTGAAAGTGCCTGCGCTGCCATCGCTTGATTCATTGCCCCTACCGGGTGGGGAGATGTTGCAGCCATTGGCCTAATCTGAGCCGGTTGCCTTGATACCGGGCTGGCTTGCGCCTGCTGCATTCGCGCACGAGCAACCTGCTGAACCGGCGTTTGCTGCTGCTGTGGTGGTGGTTGGTATGCTGGCGATCCACCTGCTCTTGGTGGTTGCGTTGATTCAACGCGAGAAACCGATGCCGGGGCAGGGACAGATGGAACAGGTGGCGCCCCCTTTGGAAGCCCAGCGTTACTCGACTGGCCCTTGCTCCTGTTGTCTTGTTGTTGAAACCTAAAAGCCATAACTAAATCCCCGCTGTCAGCATTGACATTATTGCTTGTCTCTTTTGTTCTTTTTCATACTCGTCTTCGAGCGCCCTTCCGGCTTCTCCACCAAAACCCATGCGCTCTAACATTGGGTTTACGGCGGGGTTTGTCCAATTGAATGCACCGCCGCCCATTGAGGCAGAAGTAAGCGGCATCCACTGCTCTTTGTCGGTCATTTGCTTTAGGTATTGATCCTTTCCGCTTTCGCCACCAAACAGCCCAAGAGCACCACCAGCTGCAGACCCAATAACTGTTCCAGCAGGCCCACCCACGCTACCGAGAAGCCCTCCTGCAATAGCGCCTAACTTCCCGAGGTATTTTCCAAACTGAGAAGTGTCAGTTTTGTTGGACTTTTTGTGATCTTCTGCCTTGTAAATAAGTGACATAAGCCTCTCCTTACGATTGAATCAATGACTTGCCAATTAGACAAAGTGTTACGTTGTTGCCTGTCCAAGCTGCAGTTGACTCTACTTTGAATGCCAAGGTCTTATTTGCAGCAACCGTACCCGTAAAAGATGTAACAGTTGCTGGGGTAAACAACGCGGTGCATACTGCAGACGATGTGTTTATTGCTGCACTAAAGGCAGGGCCAGCTGGGTTTGTTACTTCAAGCAGGTCAACTGTTATCTGGCCAGCCATTCCTGCTGATTGGCCCGCAATGACACTCATCTCCAAAAGCGTAACAGCGCCAATCCCAGATGGGGTTCTTATGCAAAAATACTCTGTAGCCGCAGGCGACTGAAGCGTTGCCTGCAACGTCCATGTAATCAGATGCTTATTGGTTGATATATTAGTTGTGTCTAGGCCACCGTTAACAGCAGAGTAAAGTGTGTCAAAGTTACTATTAACTTCACTGGCCACTGCGGCCTGACCTGCTGTGAACGTATGTGGTTTGGTTATGATTGCCATTAGAAGGTTACCACCGTTGCTACATTACCTGCGTTTACATTTCCACTCCCCCCTTTATATCTTATATTCCAACTTGGGGCCACGTTCATTGTGAAGGTGGAGTTTGTTGTACTTGCAGAGGTTTCAATGACGTTTGTGTCTGTACTAGAAGGGGAGGCGTATTCGCCAAGCTGATTGCCAGCGACGATTGCCTCTGTTGTACTATTTAAATATATTGCCGGGGAGTATATATCTTTTCCATCTCCACCCGCAACCCCGGTTGTTTTGCCCTCAACAAATCTACATCTGGTAATTGATGTTCTTGTCGGGGAAAGCGTTCTCCCTGTGTTAAATCCCAGGTGTATTGCTGTCTTGAATGAATCAAAGACGCAATCATTGATGTCACAATCATCACCATAAACTTCAATTAGGTTTGAGTTCTGGTGTGTGTCTGTAAACCTAATGTTCTCTAGCTTTACCTTGTCAGAAGAAACTCGAATGATTGGGTCTGTTGAGTCAACAAGGCGGGTTATTCTTGTGCGCCCTGGGGTTAGCCCAATGATTTGAACCGGGGTTGTTATTTCTATGGTAGAGACAACAGCGTGTGTCCCCTCGGTCAGGAATATCCGACCGCCAAGTTGGCCCAGTGAGCTAATGATTGCACTTAGCGGTTCGCCCGGCGCCACTGTTACACCAATGTTGTCTATTTTCTCAAGCGCATCTTCCGCTGTTATCAAATGATGTATGCTGTCTGGTTGACCAAGGCCGCTGCTTTTGACTCTGTTGTTGTAGTCAAATCGCCGCCTCATCTCTCTGTCTCCATTGGCTCTACTTCAAAGGCTATAGATCTAACAATGCCAACGGGTGGAGGGAACTCTCTTCTGTCGTCCATTGATATGGTTCCACCGGGTGCGTCAAACGCTGGGATCTGAGCAACGCCCAAGCGAATCCATTTGCCGTTTATTTCACCAGAGGGTAAATAAAGCTGCTGCCACCACCACTCGTTACCACACCACTGCATCGTATCTTCTTTGTCTACGCCGCCAGTGCCCAAGTCTGACCTGTTGTTGGCCCACTTCCCCATTGTTGAAGTAGATGAACTCCAGAAAAAGCCAGACACCTCTGCTTCGTCAGGCGTTGCTATAGAAGTTCCGTCTGGCCTTAGCTCTGGGTCGCCAGACTTGGGGTGGGTCTGAAGATACCCAACCGTGCTGTACCTTTCGGGATAATCTGTAACCACTGTGCCGGTAGAATCAAACCTTTCAACATGGGTGTCGAACGGGGCATTCTCTGTCTCCATAAACCATTGAGGGCCTGCTGGTACGGTTACATCGTTAGAGCCTCCACCTGCGCCAATCCCTGGAAATGTGTGAAAATAGGTTGGCCGCTTGCCCCAGCTCATCATGTCCAGCCGAGGTCGCCGTATGTCGGCAAATTGCTGATTATCTCTAAACAGCTTTGTCGTACTCCACACATATGCTGTTGATCTGATCTTTGGGTATATGTCACTTAGGGCGCTCACGTGGTAACCCAGTGTCACGCTATCTTTCCCTGGGTGACCAAACGTTTCAAGACGACAACCGACCGGATCTCCACCGCTGCCATCAGAAAAAGAAGACAGAACAAACATTGTGTCGCCCTTGTCCCAATACACGCCATCGGTGCAAAAGGCAGAGGTCTTCAAATTGTCATCAATGTAGTAGGTAAATGCATTCAACTCGTAGTCATAGACAATGGTCAATGCATTTGGCCTAAGAATAAACGAAGGCTCACGGGCTTCCCCGTCATGAACACCCTGGATCCCGCGTATTGGCACGTTGAACCAGATCTGATTGGCTTTTTGATAATGAACTGCCGTGCAGCTATGAAGCCTTGACTTGTCAATCCGCCACGGCATCCCCCAGAAAGTCGCAGCCCCTTGGTTGTGCATTCCGTAGCCAACAAACGTTTGATGGTTGTTGTATGCAAGGATGTCTGGAATATAGTCCGCCTCTGGCGCATCAGAAAACAAAGACCCTATGGGATCTGATATCCTCTGGACATCACTTCCGTTGCTCACCCAGATGCCATCGTTGTTCACAAAATAGAACTTGTCTCTGGCCTGTATAATTGACCTTGGCGCAGTACATCCAACGGTTGATACTTTCCATGTTCTTTTCATGTCAACGTGCGCCCATATGGAGTCGCGAGTGAACAGATATAAAAAGTCCTTAAAGGAAAGCAGTCCGGTTATTTCGCTCAGTCCGGGCATTGTCCGCATAAGTGTCTCGTTGATAGACAGCGGGTCGTTCGGATCGCCAGAGCAGAACATATACTTGGTTAGCAGGATTCCGTTTTGTGCTGGGATAACTATGTTCTGATCTAAGAAGTCTTGGCGGGTGGCCACGTCCCCGGTGAACTTCATTATACGCTCACCAGAAAAACCCGCGTACCATGTCATCGCCATGTGGGTTTCTACAATGTCCCCAACGGGGGGCGATGCGCCATAGAAGTACAGGTCGTCGTAGTACCGGCCAGCATCTCCACCCTCTGTGCCATAGCTGGTCATGTTAACAAGGCGAAGTGTTGCGGATTCTGAGTTCTCGTTTCCGGGCGAAAACACATAAACAGCATCTCGTGTTGTTATTATGGTTGCGAACCTGGCGCCTGGAAGAATTGCGTCAACAAACCCACACGTAAATTTCTGGTCTGCCGTTTTGCAGGCGTCCATTGTTGCTGAATTTATAACGTTTGTGTTCAGGTCAACCCAATAAACAGTGGGCACCCCGCCCGCCAAACTAGACGGACCAACAATAAGCAGGTAGGGGTTTTGCTGCCCCTCTCTGTCAGACAGGTGTAGCTGGCCGTATGATAGGTTGATGTATTCCGTTGGCGTCATAAACACGCCATCTGTTTTTATTAACCACCGCCAGTGCTTGGCTGGGCGAGGCTCAATATAACCCCTGCTAAGGTTAACATTGATTGCTGTCTCAAGGTGCTGCTCTGTCTGGAACGACTCGCGCTCTTCAATTCCCTTGAACGGTCCCTTTATAAAGTGTTGCGGCATTAGTAAGGTGACTCATATAGCATCTTTGAAGTATTAGACCGGGTGTTCTCAGCTTGACGCACTTCATTCTGAACCCACACATACAGCTCAGTAATCTCTCCGCCCTGCCGTCTTTCTTTCATCGTAAGTAGCTTGGTAAATGTAACTAAAACCAAGTCATGAAACTCTTCTGCATATGAAGTTGTTGCAGCCACTGCGTTGTCTGGGTGAAGAAGCTCATCGGTTGAACCAGACAACGTTCTTGGGTGCCTGACATAACGAACATACAGATAGACTTCACTCGCGGGCACGCTAATTAGCTTTAAGTCGTTGTCTCCCTCAAGAGTCCAACGAAGATAAAACCGAGAACCATACTGGTGAAAGTGAGGGTCATGCAAAGTGGACGGTGAGTTGTATTGTTCGTCAGGTCGGATGTATTCAAGCGACACCGGCTGGTTTGAACTAGACACCGCCGCATCTGTGCCGAGGTGTGCAACATCAAGAACCTTATATGGGCTAGTCCCAAGGTAGCTTACGTTATCGAGAGACACCTCTGTTGCATCTGCTGGATATGTTATCCGCTTTGACTCACCAAAATAAGATGGGTCAATGTTGGTTACAGAACGATAGACCATTCTGTTGGCGGTGTTTGCTATCCTGTCCATCTGTGCGCTAGGCCAGTACTCTCCTTTTTCACCAAGAAGATCTCTGGCTAATACTTTCATTTCACCAAGGTTCAACGCACACCCCCAACAAACTCTTTAATGACACCGCCTGATGCATTGTAGAGTTGCTTCATTTCGTATCTCACATCGTCCCATGCGTTGGCTTCTCGGCGCTTTTTCTCTGCAGCAACAGGCGCAAAGTGAGCATCCTCCCATTCGCCAACGCTTTCTTCAGAATAAAGATCATGATCTCGCAGCCATCGAATCACAGCAGGCCCAGGCTCTAGGTATGAATCGTTGGGTCCAGCCCAAACATAGAATGCTTTGAGGTATCGACAACGGGCTGGACCGGCAGAGGTAACTACAACATCTTCAGTGTCGTAACATAAAATCCACCGTGCCAGCTCGCTGTCAAATGCCACAACAACACGCGCATCCGAAGCAGGCGGGTACTGCTCACGAACGTAAGAAGTCCAGCGGTCACTTGCTTTCATTGCTCGCGACCGCTGGAGCATCTCAGGTGTAATCGGCATTAGCTTGGCTGTGCCGTGCTGATGCCAGCAACAGTTTTATTGCAAACAAACAACAGCGACGCCGGAAACGACCCTGGGTTGTTTGTAATATTTGCCTTGGATGCAGTTGCCTGAGCAAACGAACAGTCAACAATAATGCTGCCGTTATACGTTTTGCCGTTGGTCAAATGCAGCGGGTCCGTTGCTTCATTGAACAAGCACCCGCGAACAATAATGTCGGTTGCATTGTGAGCAGGAAACATAAGACCTTGGGTTGCGGCACTGATAATGCAATTTTCAATAATCACATCTTCAATTTGATCGTTACCGTCTGCCGACAACTGGATTGCGGTAACCGCATCCAAGCCGAAGTAACAATCAGACACGCGAGTGCCAACGCCCTTGCTTCCGCTTTGGCCATCTACCTGCAGATAAGACGTAGGCGCACCACTGACATCCAAGAAAGAGCAATCTTTCACAGAGTTGCGAAGGCCAGTAACGGTAATGCCATGCTTGCCGTTGTTTACCTTGAAAGTAAGACCTTGAACAAGACAGTCATTACCGCTCAACGACATCCCATTCGATCCCGATTTAGAGGTAATTGTGGTTGCCTCACGCATGCCC